TTTGCTTACAAGGCCAGCGATCACGAAGCCATTTTCGCTGGCCTTGTAAGCAAACGGGGAGACGGCGGGGTCGAGGACCAGCGCAGGCTTTACACTCGTGCCGGTCGGAAAAATTGGGCCGAGGACTTCGCCATTTGCCGCAATGGCCTCGATCACCCCGCCGGACTCCTGCTGGAGCGTGACGACATTGGACGCCGGGGCTCCGGAGCCGGTCTTGGTATTGAGGGACGTGAAATAGGCGTACCACGGAATGGTCACATGGGCGAACGAGTCCACGAGTGGTGTGCCCAGGAGCGGCAGTCCGGCTTGCTGGGTCATCGGGCGAGGTCCGCTCTCATCGCGTCGTCACCGCAGGCTCAATCCACGCGCCATTCAGCGTCGCTCGGGCGGGGATGGTCCAGGAGAGTTCGAAGAGCGGATAGCGGGCATAGCCCAGGTTCGCCCACTTGGCCTGCCCGGCGTATTCGCCCGGCCGCCCCGCGCTCTGCAGAATCGTCTGGCCCCACGTTCGCCCACGGTCCTGGGACCAACGAAGGCCGATCTCGCTCGGCAGTCCGGTCGGGCTCAGCGGGCCATTCCCCAGCTCGAAGTCGGCGGTGAACTCGGCCGTCAGGACCCCATGTCCGTCAATCGGGATCATCGGGTTTCCGAAGCCGACCGGTCCGCGCTGGGTGATATGGGCCTGCTTCAGCTGCGGGAACGTCCGGACGCAGGAGATAGGTCCGGCCTGCCCTGCCACATCATCGGTGAAGTGGTCGAGATCGAGGGTGTAGAGGTCCCCGTTCTGCCAATCCTGCACTACTGGCAAGCCCACCAGGAGGCAGCCGCTGATCGCTCGCTCGCGGCCGATCTGGCCGGACGCAGGATTCGTCCATCCTCTCTGGTGCCACGCGAGGGTCGGATTGGAGACCGAGGCATCGTAGACCCAGGTCTGATTTCCAGACTGAAATGTCAGGACGTAGAAGATATGACCATCCTGGAGATAGGTGTACGCAACAGCGTCCGAGAGGTTCGCTCCGGCCGCCTGCATCTCATCGAGGGCGAATGAGAGGGCATGGTTCGAGATGATCTTGGTATTGTAGCCTTCTTGCTGAACGACCACGTTCTGGCCCTGAAGGTTCCTCGCGAGCCACATGACTGTGATACCGATCTGAGCGACGGAGTAGGGTGCCAAGCACCCCCACTCGATATACGCGCCGGGCTGAACAGCGAACGGGAAGAGCGGCTGGCCTGCATCGTACCAGATTTCGCTGCGGACTTGCCCTAGCAGGATGATGACGCGGCGGTTCACGAACAGGGTCACGATGGGGTCGGGATAGCCGTTCTTCGAGCCGAAGAACGTTGCGTCGAATGTCAGCTCGTTGTCGTAGGTTGAGCCGAAGAGGGTAGGGGGATTGCCAGTTGGGATGACGAATAGCAAGAAGCCGTCAATGACGTCCCACTTGATCGTTCCGGTGAAGATGCCGGTCGGATCGATGATCTGGGCGAAGGTCGTCGGAGCCGAGCCGATGGTCCAGCTATAGCCGAAGGATGAGTTGTCCCCCAGCACCGCCGTCACCCCATTGTCGGAGATCGAGCAAAGGTTGGTCAGATAGGTCCTGAGCGTTCCGACGAGGGTCCAGACCCAGGTAGGCGAGATGGTGTAGAGGTTCTGGCCGACGACGGCATAGCCATTGCCCTGCGAGTCCCGAAACACTCCCCGGCCAATCCCCGCATGTGGCGGACTGGACAGCTTGCGGAGCCCCGGTCGCTGATAGTAGGTGAAGGGGACTGGAGAGTCTTCCCTATTGACCTCAGGGTAGAGGTTCAAGCATCGCTGAGCGTTGGCTATCACGCTCCGCGCGGCATACGCGCCGCCGATGAGATCGAGGCGGGGCACCAGCGATCACCGAGGAGGCTCTAGACCGTTGCTTTCCAGATGCCAGGTGAGTAGCACCAGAAGTCCACAATCGCGTTCGCCGAGATCGAGATCGAGCTGACCCCACTGCCCGCGAGGTTGTTGAGGGTGTCCGCCGCGTTCGAGGCGTTGTTCGGGTTGGCCTGCTGCGGATAGACCGTGGTCGGATTCGCTCCGGAGTTGATGACCTTGACGCCAGTCCCGGCGAGGGCAACAGGCAGCAAGCAGGAGTCTGCGCTGGTCACCACCACTCCGACCCAGTTCATGCCAGGCGAGAGCAGGGTGGCATTGAGCGCCCCGCCGCCCGCAAGTGCCGTGAGCTTCAGGCCGACGGTCTGCGGATTCAGGGCGACCTTGATGGTCTGGCCATCGACGAGGTGTTCGCCGGGCTGGAGGTCCATCGGATTGACAGTCCCGGACATGGTAGTTGCCATTTTGCGTGCTCCTTCTTAGTACGTTTGATCTGAGTAGATGTTGTAGTTCCCTGTCCTCACAAGTTCCGCTGGCATCTGGATTTGGGCGATCTGAGTCGAGCCCTTACGAATCGTATCCAGGCCCTTCTTGGCAATCGCAGGCAGCATGTCACCGGGGAATGTCCCGATGCCGTACTTCGGGCGAAGCCTAATGGCGACATTGGAGACGATGGCTTCGAAGTACTCATACGGAAGATAAATCGTGTTGGTCAAGTTCGCGAAGCCCTGCGGCAGCTGCTCTCGAGCGACGATTCCGATCGAGTACGCGGCGCTGTTCGGCCACGGCCAGATGTAGAGCTGGCCAAGCGGCCACGCTGGGTCGTAGTACGCGGCAAGGGGGAAGGTCGTCAGCGACGGAAGCGAAATTCGCCTGTAGTCCTCCATCGCGCGGTAGAGCCGAAGGGGGTAGACGATCGGCGAGAGCGTCCCGGTTGCGGGGACTGAACCGATCTGGCTCTGCTGGGCGATGAATTGGCCAAGCGGGACCCCGGGCTGCGCTGGCGTACCACTCCCGGTCGTATTTTGCTGGAAGAACGCACTCTCGATCTGATTTGGGCGGACTGTGAGCTGGTTCCCGCCGAAGTCCGGATTGTAGTCGGAATTGAAGTCAGACGGAGACTCCGTATTGATCTGCCCGCCAGGCCCCACACTATATGGGGTGATCTGCGTCGGCACGCAAGGGATGATATAGGTGACAGTGTGGAAGATCATCCAGCGGGATCGTTCCCACTGCTGAAGCATCCATTGCAGCCGAACCCAAGCGTCGTTGATGTCCTCGGAGAGGGGCGTTTGCCCCACCCCAAGGACCCCGGCGTCTTTCAGCGCCTGACGACAGAGGTCATAGACCGTCGTGGCGTTCGGATTGAGTTCGGTCACAGCGATTCAGACCGTGGCGTCTACACGAGGTGGAGCGAACGCCGCCCGTTTCATTGGCTTGCGCTCCTCCTTCGCCTCGGCCAGCTTTCCTTCCAGCTCGGCGATCTTCCGCTCATACGAGTCGATGGTCTCCTGCGCGCTGATCGGCGGGACTTTGCGCCGGTCGCCCGGCGTCGCCTCGATCACCGCGCGGAGGGCCTTCGCAGGATGGTCGTACCAACCATCAGCAAGCGCGTCAGCCAGCTCCTCTCGACTCCGGACCTCCCGATTCCGAAGGGCACGCACTTCGCCTAGCAGCAGCACCCCCCGACCTTTCACCTCATCGTAAGATCCGGCCTGAATGACCTCCTCCTCGGCCGCGTAGACAAGGCGAGGGAACTCGACCGGCCCCTGATAGCCCGAGGAGATCGGGTTCGCGGGGTTGGCCTCGAAATCCCCTCGCTCCTCCATCGCGTCGAACTGAGTAAAACGCTTGATCTTCCGTGCCATCAGGACCTCCTCAGATGGGCTTGCCGATTTCGAGCACCTCGCGTGCGGGTGCGCCGAGCGCCGGATGAGTTCCGAAGCCCCGAGCCCGCGCATCCGCCGCCTCTTCCTCACTCGCCACCGCGATCATCCCATGGGTGTCGTGATAGAGGGCCATCGGATATTGCTGGGGCTCGGACTGCGGATCGTCCACGAGTCCAAGCCGAACTCCATGCTTCGCGAGGCCATCGAGCCCGGCACTGAGCCCACTCAGTGCCACCATGGCTTCGTTGTGCCGTTGGGAGTTCGGCAAGAACTCCTCATCCAGGCGACGATGGATGTCGTCGAGGGAAACGAGGGACATGAAGACCTCCTTCTGCTGCGACCGCTTTGCGGTCTTAGATGATGTCCGCGACCACGCAGGCCCACTCCGGCCGGACCCACAAGAACCCGTAGAGGACGTCAAGCCTCGTGGGGAGCTGGTCCGTCCCGATCACGTACTGCGTGATCATCCTCATCGAGATTCCGTCGAAGGACTCCCTCGCGGACTCCTGCACGTTCCGCGGGATTTCGAGGTCCGCGACCGCCATCGTCACGGCCTCAGGGGCATAGACGAAGTTCTTGCGGTACTTCACGCTCGCGGCAAGGCCGTTCGTCGGATTGACCGCAGCGGCATTGGCAGGCGAAGCCGTGACGGTCTGGTATTGGACCGGCTGGCCACCGACTGGCGGGATGATCGCGGGGTAGATTGGGATGGAGACCGCGTTGACCGCACAAGGCGCAGTCACGACGAACTGTTCAAGCTGCCCGGTGTCCGCTTTCTCGATCCGGTTGACCTTATTGACCCCGGCGATGGTGATGATGTCGCCCTGGTTTAGGGTTCCGGCGAGGGCATTGACGGTCAGGCTCAGCCCGGTCTGTCCGGCACCATTGACCGTCGCAGAGGCCTGCGCTAGCGTCCCGTTCGTATGGATGATGTTGGTCTGGTCCTTCATCCAGATGAAGCCCGCTGCGTCGTACATCCGACCAGTGACGTATTGGTCGCTGATCTGAGTCTGCGGGTTCAGGAGCCCGGCGAGCGAGGCCACCACTCTGGCCTCGGTGATCGGACCATTCACCACCTTCCGGTTCGCGATTGGCGCGGAGTTGATGTCGAGGTTCGCGCCGGCCTGGAGGTAGGTCGAGAGAATCGGGGAGAGGATGTTGTTCCCGGCGTCCTGCGCTGCGACCCAGTTGCAAATTCCGCCCTCGATCCCGCTCATGAGGTCCACGGCGACGGCACCAGCGAGGTTGTTGACCATCGGCGCGAGCTCGCGGCGGGAATAGTCGTCCAGCGACATGGTGCGCTGCTGAGTCGAGAAGCTTACGTCCACATGTTTCTGGGTCGCCAGGACCAGCGTGGTGGACTGTTCGATGGTATCCTGGACCTGCAGGGCCGGACCCGTCACGACGATGTAGTCGTTTGGCAGGCGAATCTGCAGCGCCGTTCCGATCTTTGCGCCCGAGACGGCAAAGGAGTCGTCGTACTGCATGTCCACATTCTGCAAAAACGCGTTGGAGTTTTTCCAGAGTCTGACCGCCTCACGGGTGATCATCTGGATGGTGAGAAGAGCATTAGCCATGACGCTTTAAGTCCTATTCGAAGACGGAGCTTTGTCCGTCGATCGACCTGGACCGGGGTCGGGAGGGAGTCCGAACAGGAGCGTAGGCCGCCCCAGAGGCCTTGCAGAGGTTTTAGCGCCCCCTCAGCGGGCGAGGGCTACGCCCTCTTCGGGCGACGTTCGGCAATCTGTGCGTTCCTCCGGGCCATCCACTCGGACATGGAGAGGCGGTCAGCCCGCGAGGGGTCAGTTGGGTCGATCGGAACATGCGAGGGCGTGCGACCACCCACCACCACCGAGGGCGGACGAGGGGTCTGGCTCTGCGGCTCCGGTGGCGGCTGCTCGGCCATCTTCGCCAGCTCCTTTCCGAGGCGGACCGGAGAGAGCTTTGCCAGTCGATCGGCGATCTCCGGATCACTCCCTATCATGTGGAAGAGTTTCGCCGAGACCTTGGGGTCGTCATCCGCAGTCTCCATGATTCCGTTCACGAGGCCCGTGTACCGCTGGCGGCTTGCGGCCTCGTCAGTTGGCTCGATCACCGCGGACTGGAGGTCTTGGATTTTCTCCAGAAAATCTGGGAAGTCCGCCCGCCCAGCCTCGAGCACTCGGCCCGTCCGAGACTCGAAGTCCCGCTGCGCTGCCAGCTCGGCCGCTCGGACCTCAGCCCGCTGGGCGACTTGCCGCTCGACCTCGGCCTCGGGCGTCGCCGCAGGCGGCTGGGCCGCACGGGCCTCCAGAGCTTTGTTCTGTGCGGTGAGCTTCGCGATCCGATCCTGAAGCTTGCGGGTCTTCCAGTCTGGCTCAGGCGGCTTCGCTGCCGGCAAGGTTGCCTCGACAACCGCCGCGAGTTCCTTGGCCGCAGGAGTCTGCGTGAGGTCGGGGTCGGTCGGCAGAGGCTCGGTGGTCATGCGAGAGGCGGCCTTTGCGGGTTGCGGCCCCGGACAAGATGGTTGTCCAAAACCAATGCTTCATGGATAAGGGCTTTCGCGTCATCGTCAAGCGGCCCCGAAAGCATCCCCGCAAGCACGGCCCGTGCGGGCGCAACATGCGCCGCCAAATGCTTACAAAGCCACGCGACCTGAAGTTGCCGCTCCGTGAAGTTCGGATGCCGGGCCTTCCAGGCCGTCCGGACGATGTTGTTCGCCATCGCGGCCTCATACGATGCCATGCAAAGATCTCGCGCAAGGTCCTTCACCTTATAGTGGACATGGATGCCCTGCTTACGACCAAAACGAACTCGTTCAGACATTCCGTTTGCTCCGCTCGAACATGACCCCAGCAACAAAGGCCCCCAGGACCACGATAATGACGATAACGTCAGGAGAAAAAGCCATCAGGATTCATCCTCTTCTTGGTCAAGCAAACAGAGTCCAATGATAAAGCCAACGACGAAGCCGATGATGAGGCCGAATAGTCCGATCATTCGACCTCCGCGCCCTCGCCCGTCGTCGCCCGGACTTTCCAGGGATCGTAGTTGATCGGGACAAAC